AATAATATGGCTTTTAGTACATACAGTGACTTAAAGACTACGATAGCTAGTTACTTAGCTCGTAGTGATTTAACGGCTATGATTCCTACGTTCATCCAGTTGGCTGAATTACGTTTGCGTAGAGAACTTAGAACTCGTCAGATGTTGGTTGTAGCTACAGCAAATACGACAGGTGGAGACTCTACCGTAGGATTACCTACTGACTTTTTAGAGATGCGTGATATTCACGTTAATACTAATCCTATAACGACTCTATCCTATAGTGCGCCTAATTCGTTCTATAACTCTTATAGGGTTACAGAATCAGGTAAGCCTACTGACTATACTGTATTAGCGACAGAGCTTCAATTGTCTCCTATTCCTGACAGCACTTATCAGTTACAAATGCTTTACTACGCACAGCCTTTTTTCTTGAGCGACACGAATCAAGGTAATGTATTCTTAACTAACTTCCCTGATGCGTTGCTGTACGCTTCTTTGGGTGAGGCAGAACCGTATCTAATGAATGACGCAAGATTACAGACTTGGGCTAGTTTGTACGATAGAGCAATATCATCAATAACGATAGCAGACCAGAGTAGTGAGTACAGTGGTCAGCCAATGTCAATGAACTATAACGTGAGGTAAATCATGGCAGAAATGTCGAACTACTTAGAAAACGCTCTGATTAACGCTACCTTGCGTAATACGAGCTACACAAGTCCTGCTACTGTTTACATGGGCTTATATACATCTGATCCTACTGACGCTAACACTGGTACTGAGGTATCTGGTGGTTCTTACGCACGAGTAGCTGTAACGATGGGTGCGCCTAGTAACGGTGTATCTACGAATAGTGCTGCTATCGAGTTCCCACAGGCTAGTGGATCATGGGGTACTGTAGGTTGGATTGGTATTCTTGACGCTTCTACTAGCGGTAACTTGCTATATCACAGCCCATTAGATGTATCTAAAACTATATCTTCTGGTGATATCTTTAAGATAGCTATAGGTAGCCTTAGTGTAACTCTGGCATAAGGAGTAAGCGATGGCACTAGTTGTAGCGGATCGTGTTAAAGAAACATCTACCACTGCTGGCACTGGTACGCTAACTCTAGCTGGTGCTAGTGCAGGGTTTCAATCCTTTGCTGTAATTGGTAATGGCAATACTACTTACTACTCTATCGTAGACCCTACGGCTGGAACTTGGGAAGTAGGTATCGGTACTTACACATCTTCAGGCACTACTTTATCTCGTGATACGGTCTTGTCTAACAGTTCTGGCAATACTTCTCCTATCTCTTTTGCTGCTAATAGCAAGGATGTATTCTCTACATATCCTGCCACTAAGGCTGTATATGAGGACTCGTTAAATACAGCGTATTCAGAACAGTTAGCTGCGTCTAATGGCTTTGTAATCAACAAGCAAAGTGTAGCTACAAGTTACTCAGTTCCTAGCGGATACTCTGCTATGAGTGCTGGCCCTATTACATTACCTAACGGTATTAGCGTAACTGTACCTAACGGTTCCAGATGGGTGGTTCTGTAGATGTTTGGCTTTTCAGCATACTCAGAGAATCCGTATTCAGCCGTTGGCGGTGCTGGTATTTTATTTGGTGCTGCTAGTGTAAATGGCGTAGCTACGGTAACAGCTAACGGTGGATATTTATTATCTGGCTCTGCTGCTATTGATGCTTTAGCTACTGTATCTGCTTCTGCAATTCTTATCCAGAGTGGTGCTGCATCTATATTAGGAATAGCTACTGTAACTGCAAACGGTGGCTTAGTAATTAACGCAATAGCATCTATTGATGGAACTGCAACTGTAACGGCTGACGGTAGTCGTATCACATTTGCTTCAGGATCAATTGATGGAGTAGCTACGGTTACGGCAGACGGGATTAGGATACAGACTGCAATAGCTAACATATTAGGCGAGGCTACTGTAACCTCATTAGGTGGCGTAGAGTACAGCGCAAATGCTTCAATTGAGGCGAATGCAGATATTGTATGTATGCCAATAATGATATGGGATGGTGATTCTAATATATTGGTTAACGCTACTTTGATAGTAGATGCTAATGTTATAGGTGATGAGTGGGATAACGTAACAGAAGGGTCAAATACTTGGACTGTTATTTCTGCTAATGACAATATATGGACTGAGGTAGTTGGTCAATCTAATACTTGGGTAAGGCAATAACGATGGCTAAACAACGCATATTGTTCGGTGAATGGCTACCAGATCAGCCTGGAGTTACAGGGGCTTTATCTGATGCGGTTAACTGTTATCCAGTTACTAATGGATACGCTCCGATATTAAGTGAGGCTGATTATTCTAATGCTGCGGCAGCAGATTTATTAGTATCGTTTGCAGGTAAAACAGCAGGGATTGTGTCGTTATTTGGTGGCTCTGCTACAAATTTGTACAAATTTACTCCTGGTACTCGTGCTATGGCTGCATTAACCACTACTGGATACAGTACGGTTGAGTATTGGGACACTGTTCAGTATGGCGAAAAGATGATTATGGCTAACGGTACTAGCAAGTTACAACAGTACACGCTAAATGTATCTACTTACGCTACTGATTTAGCTGCTGCTGCTCCTACTGCTAAGTTTGTGACGGTGGTTAAGGACTTTGTGGTCGCTGCTAACGTAGCTGGCGAAGAAAATAAGGTCTATTGGTCTGACATTAACGATGAAACGGATTGGACTCCTGGTCTTGCTAGTCAATCTGACTCTCAAGTCATGCCTGACGGTGGTGATATCACAGGTTTGGCTGGTGGCGAATACGGATTAGTGTTTTTAGAACGTGCTATCTACCGTATGTCTTATGCAGGTAGCCCGTATTTCTTCCAATTTGACGCAATTACTAGAAGTTTAGGCTGCATATCGCCTGGTTCAGTCATAAATTACAGTGGTTTAACATATTTCCTAGCTGACGATGGTTTTTACGTCTGTGATGGGCAATCTGCTAAACCTATTGGTGCAGAAAAGATAGACAGATGGTTCTTTGATCGAGTTAATGCAGTAGATTTAAAGAATGGAATTTCCTCAGCAGTTGATCCTGAGAAACGAATCATTATGTGGTTGTTTCCTAATCAATCAGCTACAAATACGTTGCTTATTTACAACATATTGTTAGGCAAGTGGTCGTATGCAGAGACTACTGCTGACAGTATTTCTTCTGCTATAACTCCATCGGTAACGCTAGAGGATTTAGATAACTTTAGTGCAAGTATTGATGCGCTAACGATCTCTCTTGACGATAGACAGTGGACAGGCGGTCAATTACTGTTAGCTGGCACTCAGGGAGCGAAGATTGTTACGTTTAGCGGTGCTTACAAACAGGCTGCACTAACAAGTGGTGACTTAGATGTAGGTCGATCTGTAGTCACATTAGCTCGTCCTATTGTGGATGATGGTAGTGGCTCTGTAGCGGTAGCAAGTCGTGAGTTATTGGATGACGCTATTACGTTTGGAACTGCCTCTGTAGCTGATTCAGAGGGTCGCTGTGGGCTTCGTTCTGCTGGTAGGTATCACAGGGTCAAAACTAGTCCTAGTGGCGTATGGAGGACTGCTGTAGCTGTTGAAGTTGACATTAGCGGTCAGGGTACTCGATGACGAGAACAGTCCAGTTTCAGACGTTACCGCCTTTTGGTGGGGATCAGAGGCAAGTTGCTGATGTCGTTCGTGGGATTATGGACGGCAAGACGAATAATTCTGGTTACTTCAATACTACAATTTCAGCGACACAAACAACTCTTTATGATTCAAGAATAGGTTATGATTCAGCGATTATTTTTACGCCTATGAATGATAAAGGAGCTGCTGAGATGGATAAACTTTGGGTAGGAACTAGATCGCAAGGTAGTGCAGTCATTAACCATGCTAGTAACGCTCATTTATGTGAATTTATGTACATAGTGGTGGGTTAATGGAATTTCGACATATTCCAGTAGCAGAAATACGAGGGTGGTGGGCATCAATTAAAGCACCATTGGACAAAATTAAAGGGCATAGCCCAGAGGATTGGATAGTAGAAGATGTCTATGCAGATTTAATGTCTAATAGATCACTTCTATGGGTAGTTTTGAAGGAGCAGAGGTTCGGTGGCTTCTTCATATTGCAGCCTTCTGGCTTACATCTGCACGTTTGGGCGGCTTGGACGTTAGAAAATGATTATCAAATGGTTGAAGATGGGCTAAAATACATAAAAGGCTTGGCAAGTCAAGCTAATGCAAAATATGTAACTTTC